AAAAAATCCATCGCTACTTACCTCGGTCTGTGGCCAATTTTTTTTTGTTCCGCCGGTCAACCACATTATGTTCATAATGTTATTGTAGGACTTTACAAAACCAGATATTCGATAAAGAGTGTCACTGGTTTAGGGTTAGATGCCTTACATGATCGCATTATTGAGTTAGCCAAGACAGATGAGCTTCTTGTTAAAATCAGCGAACGTTACCCCGAAATTTACGCCAATATTCTGAAAGGAACTATGGTAGCAATTTTCTTTGATGACAGAGTTGATAATATAAATAACATGTTAGCTCTTCGCAAAAACGCGGCTTCGGCTGAAGTTTCTCTTGCACAATTACGATCACAAAATTTGGAACCTGGTTCATCCCGTTCAGGATTGTTTGTTAAGTTTATAGGAGCGTGCGTTGCCATTTTGGTGGCTTTACGCGCAGTCCTTAAGATTAAAACTTTTTGGTCCATTTTACGACCTGCTTCAGCTAGCGCTTTTACGTTTCAGCATTTTAGCGATATAATTGTTTCACCAATTTTGGAAGAAACTCTTAAATCGTATTTCCCGCTAGCAGCAATACCCATAGCAGTTATGGATATTTTTAGGTACTATTATGAACAAGCCATTAAGGTAAAACAGATGACCACAGGGGAACTAGTGGTATTTGCTCTTGTTTTTGGAATGCGTTGTTGGTTTCAGTTTAACCTCCATGCAACTTTCCATATTATTGGGGAAAAAGAGGGTTTGGTCACAGCCATGACCTGTCATGCGGCTTATAATACCTTAGTGTATTTGTCGCCCAGTCTTGCTTGGGCTGCCACTGCGTTGGCCCCTTGTTTAGCCGTACCGGCTACCCATAGTCCTAATGGACCTTTGGTTTATGAAGCATTGATTGGATTAGTACGTCAACATTTTTTTAAAGCCTCTTCTGTTGGGGCTATTTGGAAAATGTTTACTGATGTTTACTATGACGGGCAAGACCTTGAACATCCCGATTTTATACTCCCCTTACCTTCTAACGCCCCTTCCACTACGGCAATTTTGCCAGTTCAGTCTTTAGCGTGGCCGTTAGTTGCAGCTCGTGGAAATATCGAAGTTTTCCAGGATGGATTTCCGGTTAATATGTTGAATTTTCGACATTTAATTTCCGGAGAACCACCTGATGCACATCGAATGTTTCCTATAGTTATGTCAACAGCAATTTTGTACACTCCAGCTAATACAATCAACAATACAATAGCTTCAGTCATGTATCGCACACACAAGGACCCCTTTGCTAATTGCCCTCCTGTACAGGAGCGCAAGCAATGTTGGGGTGAATTGTATCATTGCGAAGCCTGGCAGCAGCTATTAGGTGATTGGGCGGCTCATATTGATAGTGTCAAATTGCTTGATATGATTGAAGCTTGCGCTGAAATGGGTAAGCGAGGTCGTAGAATCTGGGAAACCTATGAACAAATGGTTCGCGGGTGTATAACGAATCCAAAGAAGAGTTATGCAGTCAAGTGGGATGAAACAATTCCTTTTAAAGAGGTTCTTGTGGGTGGTCAGGTCGTTAGAGACTTGCGTCCCCGAGCCATCTGTAAACTTGACCCCCACTATCACGTTGAAACAGTCGCGTGGAGCCGTCTTTTAGCCGAATCATTACACTTGATTTGTAATGTTGATGATCCAATAATCCGTAATGAGTGTGTTATGTGTTTCTGTAGTGGATACACTAATGACCGCCTATCTCGGTTGTTTACTTTATTTCAACATTATGAAAATGTCATTTGTGTAGCCGGCGACGACTCAATCTGTAAATTTACAGTTTCGCCTGGCAGGGTCATTTATGTTGAAGCTGATTTCTCTATGTGCGATCAGTCTCAAGATGAGTGTCCTTTAAATAATTTTCTTCGTTCGTGGATGACTAAACTTCTTGTACAACAAGCTCCCATCTACAGCTACCAAGATTCTTTTTCTAAGAATTATACCATATCGTCACAAAAATTTGATATTCGAATTCGCGGGCGTGCTGGCTGGCAGCTTTGTACTGGGTCGACTGCAACTACTGTTGTTAACTCCGTTAATAATCTAGCTTTGTGGATACACGTTTTAAATAAACGAAAAACCATATGGCAAAAAGATACTGCGGAAGTTATAACTAATTATGCGTTACAATTAGGTTTCACTGTAAAAGTTAAAACCTTTGAAGATCCGTCTAATTTAACATTTCTTAAAGGTTGGTTTGTTCCGACCTTAGATCCTGCGTTGCCCGTTGTGTGGATGCCCCTACCATCTGCAGTAATTAAAATTGGAAAAATAATGAAATCCATTAAAATTTTTTAGCTCGTATGAGCAAATTGCTTTTATGATTTATCAATCTTATCGCCATGTGCCCCCAGATTTACCTATTTTGGGTCCCTTTTTCACTATGTTTTTGCGACTAGCTGGTTCAGTTTCTGTAAGTGCTGAATCCGAGGTTATAGAAAACTATGAATTTAAGCCAAAAGTTGTCTCTGCCGTGCCTATTAATGTGCCATTAGCTCGCCAAATGATTTTATATCGTTATGGCTTAGTCGAAGTCGACATTTTAGCTATTGAAAAGATTTATGATTCCATTTCTACTTTACCTGTTCTTTACCATTGTCCCCATCTCTTTAAATTAAGAGATGTCGATTATGCTTAATTTTTCTAAACTATACACGTAGCCCTAAGACACCCCTTGGCGAGGGTGCGTAGGCGAGCAAGTAGGGAATTGATTTTCTTTCCACATGCAAACTGATAAAGTAACGCGTGGAGAACAATTTTTGAATCGAATCATGAATGATGGTTTGATTTCCGAGCAAGGAAAGGATTGGCTGATTGTAAAAGTCGATCCCTTCCATGACAAACAACTCAAAAACTTAGCCGGAGCTCCTGATGCTCAGACTGGTGCAAGTGTCGTTCGCTTTATTAAGCAGTCGATGACCTTACAAGCGCCACCTGGGACTACCACTAACTGGGATTGCCATGTTATACAATGGCCCTGGTTAATGGCTAATCAAGGGGCTAACTCGACGGGCAATTTTTCCCCAACCCCTCGAGTCGGCCAAGTCATGTTGCCAGCAACTCTAAGCACTGTCCAAAATGGACCGGTGGGTGGTTTGCAAGCGTTTTTCGTCCCTCCCGGCGATGACCTACAGATCACTCAACCACCTGCGTCCTCCGTTCAAATAGGGCGGTTAGATGTTCCTCAAGCCTATACAGAGGGAGTCTCGAGACTCCTCTCAATGGGCTTTGAAGTTCATAATACTACTTCCCAGTTAAACGTTCAGGGCTCTGCTTGTGTCTATCGTCAAATGTCCAATGATAACAAAGATGTTAGTTGGACGATTGTAGACACCGTTGGAGTTACGCCAAACTACACCTTCTTTGATGGACCTTTAGTTCGTTATCCGCCCTCCAATTTGTCTGAAGCCATGCTTTTGTCTGGCACACGACAATGGGAGGCTAAAGAGGGCTGCTATTGTGTAGCGGCTTTCTTTTCAGCGGAAGATCGGGCTACTGCTGTTGAGCCTGGTTGCCCCGTAATTGGTGGCGACCTCGCTGTCGATCTTGAGGGAGTGGTTAATACAACATTGGTAAATATGCCCATCCCCAGTTTAGCGACTGCCGGTGGAACTAATGTACGCGCTGTCCCTTCTTTCCGCGTGTACAATGTCCACCAAAGTGGAGCAATTTTTACAGGGTTGTCTGCCTCTACCACCTTAACCGTAAACTGGAACGTCATTATTGAAACGTTTCCGGATTCTTCTCAGCAGGATATTCTCCCTTTGGCAACACCTTCGGGAGAGTATGATCCAGATGCACTTGACCTTTATACCCGGATTATTTCGGAGCTTCCGGTCGGTGTCCCTGTTAGGGAAAACGGTTTGGGTGATTGGTTCCTTTCTGCTGTTTCCGAAGCTGCCAAATTTTTGGGCCCAACTTTGTTGGCAATGCCTCATCCTGTTGCCAAGGTAATAGGGGGGGCTCTAACTGTTGGTGCTCCAATTGCTGAGCACTTCATGGCAAAACAAGCTGTTGCAAAGAAACCTGTACGGAAAGCCAAAGTGCCTCAAATTTCTGCCGCCCCCTGGAACCCTCCCAGGGCCCCTATGCCGCCTCTTCCCGCGTTGCCACGTGCTCCGCGTAAGAAGAAGCCTAAAAGGAGACAGGCGTAGAAAACAATTTCCC